GGAAAATAATGAAAGCGCATAGAGCAAGCTGGATCATACATAATGGAGAAATACCTAATGGTATGTTCGTTTTGCATAAATGCGATACCCGAAATTGTTCCAACCCAAAACATTTGTTTCTAGGTGACCAAACCGATAACATGCGTGATATGGCATTCAAAGGAAGAACTGGTGTTTTGCTTGGTGAAAGTAATCCTGCTTCGGTGCTTACCAATGAAAAGGTTATCGAAATAAAAAATCTATTAAAAATGGGAGTCAATATGAATAGAATTGCAACAGACTTTAAGGTTAACAAAAACACCATAGCGAGCATAAAGTACGGCAAAACTTGGAAAACAGTATAGTTATTTCCTTGAAGGAGGAACCGTGGAAGAGCAAAACAAGATCTACCATTTAGGGTTGATCAGTATCGAGATATTCAAAAAGGACAATAAGGTTCGATACCAGATGACTGTAGCGTTATGCAGCAGCTGGCAAGAGGCTATCGATGTCTGTGATGAATTCAAGGACGCAATAGTTGAGATGCAGAAAACTGCATTAGCTCAAGAGCAGGCTAAAAAGGACTCTGAACAAGTAGCTGTAGAACCTACTGATTCTTAAAAAACAGGGAGAGTAGAATGGGGACATCCTCTTCAAATAAGATTTTAGCTCAGACAATAGACTCATTCAATTCTGCGGGATTGGATGGAACATTAAAACTTGCCGCTACATTGGATTTCCCTACACGTCTATTGCGCATTATCAATCAATCCAATGTTCCGGTCATCATTAGCTACGATGGCACAAATGCTCATGACGTGATACTTGCAAACTCAGTTATGCAGCTTCCCTTTGCGGCATTAGGACTTGCTGGAAACTACAGTGCTTCCATGGCTGCTAATACCAATATATATGTAACAGGGTCGGCTGGGACAGGCAACATAATATTCGCTGCCTACTATCAACCTATCAATCCATAGGGAGCATCATGTCAAACTTAGCTACTGCAATTAGAATTCTACCTGAAGTACTCAGATCTCTGGCATTTGGTTCAATATCAGGTACATATGCAGGACTGGGAACTCCATTTCTCAATGCTGATCGCATATTGGATATAACGAATGATACTGACGCATTACTTACATTCAGCATCGATGGCGTTAGTGATTATTGGGTCGTAGGGCCTAAGTCTTATAAGATTATCGACCTTACAGCTAATGCGACTGCACAAGGTGGAGCGGCTTCTATAGCAGCAGGAACACGGGTCTATGTGAAAGGTGCGCCTACGCTTGGTTCTGTCTATTTAACCGTCTGGTACGCAACAGTTTAAGGAGATACCGTGAGTCAAGCAGCCGGATATTTTACTAATAGCGGTCCAGGTGGATTCGTACAAACGTTAACAGGAAACACCGGCGGTGCTGTACCTCCTACCGGTGGGAATATAAATGTCGTAGGTACTGGCGTTGTATCAGTGGCCGGCAATCCAGGAACTAGTACTCTTACTATTTCAGTTTCAGGAACCGTCGCAGATTCATTTCCGACGGATTCGGGAACAGCAACCCCATCTGGTGGTGTACTCAATATCATAGCCGGACTATCAACCTTTAACTGTGGAGCTACCGTAGAATTTACGGGATCTGGCAATACCGTTGAGCTCCATGTTTCAGGTACGGGCAATGCGCATAACACCCTTATAGGACTCAATTCTGGTCAATTTTTAAGTTCGGGTACCGGTAATACCGGCCTGGGTTATGCATCTTTGAATAGCAACCCTACAGGTCTTTCTGGAAGTTTTAACACCTGTATTGGTGAATTAGCAGGCGGCGACATTACCGCAGGAGCTAGTAATTGCGCATTTGGTGCCTTTGCTCTCCAGAACGGGAATCCCGGTAGCTTTAATATCGTGGCGGGTTTCCAAGCGGCCAATAACTGGACCGGTGGTGAAGACAGTAACATCATAATCGGTCATATAGGAGTTGCTTCCGAATCCAACACGATTCGTATCGGAACTACCGGAGGCATCTCTCAACGACAGAACAAATGTTATATAGCAGGTATCGATGGCGTTAACCTAGCGACTGCTAATGTGGTAGTTGAGGCAAGTGACCAACTTGGCACTGCTGTTATCACGGCAGGTACTGGGATATCGGTAACAGCAGGAGCTAACACAATAACGATCGCATCTTCAACTCCTAGTGGAACTTATGCATATACGAATGTTAATTCGTCTCCGTATGTGGTTCTGTCTACTGATGTATATCTAAGCGTTGATTCTTCTGGAGGCCCGATAACAGTACAGCTTGCCAATGCAGCAACATCAGGAAGATTTCTCATTATCAAAGATAGAACAGGATCTGCTTCCACGAATAACATAACCGTCACAACTGTTGGCGGAGCTGTAAATATCGACGGAGCCGCAACATTTGTGATGAATACGGCGTATGAGTCGATCAATGTTATGGGTAATTCGTCTACATATGAGGTATTCTAATGTGTGCATATAAAAGAATTAGTCCGCAGCCGGTTGTAGAAGGTGGAACCGGCGCACAAACGTTCACTGCTCACAGCCTTCTTTTAGGACAGGGAACTAGTGCAGTGACTGCATTAGGTGCTGCAACCAATGGCCAAATTGCCATTGGCTCTACGGGTGCTGATCCAGTATTGGCAGCAATTAGTGCGGGCAGTGGGATCAGCGTAACTAACGGAGCAGGATCGATTACCGTTGCTGCTTCTTCTGGGCTGTTATTGGCTTCCCCTACCCTTACTTCATCACAAGTAAAAAACTTGCATGGCACTCCAATTCAGGCGATTGCTGCGGCAGGAGTAGGGACAGTTTTATGGCCAATAGCGGTTATAGCAAAACTGGTCTATGGAGGCAGTAACGTCTTTACTGCAGGTGCGGGTCAATTCATAGCCCTTATGTATGCCCCTGTATCCAATAACAATAGGCCACTCAACTGTCTTCTTAATGCGCAGCTTGTGGCGAATAGTAATCAGTACAATATAAATACTACCTATACGATATCTGCTGCGGCCGCTACGCAATATGAGAATGCTGATTTGCAGTTCTATAATACCAACGCCACTGAGATATCGGGTAACGCTGCGGGCAATAACACAATTAACTTCCAGATTCTCTACAAGATTGTGTCGATTTAGAGAGACTTTTTAAAAAGGATGTAGTGATGTCAGATCCAACAAATAACCAAGCGCTTAATGGCTTGAACCCTTTATCGTACTTAGGTGTTAATCCAAGAACTCCACCAAATTTCGTCCAAAGATCTTTTCCTCCAACCCAATACGATTCCAAAAACGTCTACATTGGTACGTTATGGCTCGATAACGGAACCCATACGCCTCCTACTATTAATGATCTCTATGTATTAGTATCATTGGCAGCAGGGATAGCCACCTGGCTTCCTTTCTCTTCTGGAGATTTACAATTCCTAACAGGAAACACTGGCGGTGCTGTCCCGCCTACTGCCAACAACATCAATGTGGTCGGCGATGGCACCACAGTTACCGTCGCAGGCAATCCAGGAACGTCTACGTTAACGATTTCGTTAGTTGGTGGTGGTGTAGCCGCACAATCATTTCCGACGGATTCTGGAACGGCTACGCCTAATGGTTCTGGCGTTCTTAATATCAATGCCGGAAACTCAACAAAGCATTGTGGCTCTTCGGTTTTGTTTTCGGGATCAGGCAATACGGTTCAGTTGAGTGTGACTGATTCAAACACGAGTACTTTTATAGGGTCTACGGCCGGCAATCTAACCGCTACGGGTCAATTTAATAGTGGGTTCGGATCAAATACCTTAATAGCATTAACGTCAGGTTCAAGTAACCACGCCTGGGGAACAGGCAGCGGTAGCCATATAACTACAGGATCGAATAATGTCTTGGGAGGAGCTTCTTCGGGATCATCTCTTACTACTGGAGATAACAACCTTCTTCTTGCAGACAGTTCGGCTAACTTGCTGGTAACTGGATCTAATAACGTAATTCTTGGTCGTTCAGGTGGTGCTGCATATACCACTTCTGAAAGTAACAACGTCATTGTGGGGCGTAACGTAGGAGTCGTCGGAGAGAGCAACGTTATTCGTATTGGTTCTGACGGAGTCACTACAACTAACCAGACAAAATGTTTTATAAACGGTATTTACGGCGTAGCGCCTTCTGGATCTCCACTAACAGTTGTTATCAATTCTAATGGACAACTTGGTACAACAGGTGCATCAGGCGGCAATATACAAACGGTTGCTACTCAAGTGTTTACTTCTTCAGGGACCTACACCCCTACTTCAGGAATGCTGTACTGTGTTGTAGAAGTAGTCGGTGGTGGAGGAGGGGGCGGAGGTGCAGACGTCACAGGAGCTGGTCAAGTATCCAATGCCAGTGGTGGTGGAGGCGGTGGATACGCTCGCAAAACATTCACTGCTGCAACTATTGGGGTTTCTCAAGCGGTTACTATTAACTCAGGTGGTGGCGGCGGATCGGCTGGAAATAATCCAGGAGCAGCCGGTGGATCTGTTACTTTTGGTGCTCTTTTATCTGCAACCGGCGGTGCCGGCGGCAATGGAGCTGCGGCGAATGCAGGAGGGTTTAACTCTGGAACGGCCGGTGGTGCAGGATCAAGTGGCGACTTTAATACGACCGGTACCCCAGGAGGTCCTGGCATGGCTGTCGTCGGCATAGGATCATTTGGAGGAGGTGG